TTAAACTTGTAACCTTGTGTTGAATCATAATATGTATTTGTTGTAAATGCGTTTGTTGCATTCTTCCATAAAAACTCTTTATCATTAGGTGTTGAACGAACAATAATACCTGCGTTATCAACTTGAGCATCTGTTAACAATGTACTATCAGATGCTAGTGCAAGTTCAATATTAATATCTTTAATTCTTAAGTTTTCAACATCTGTATTAAATGTTTCACCTTGTACTGACAAGTTACCTGAAATAATAACATCACCACCAACATCTAGTGTTGCTTGTGGACTTGAATTAAAAATACCTAAGTAACTTTGAGCAGTATTAACTTTAATTGCACTTGTTGTACCGCTTGATTTTCTTACTGTTAATTCAAAGTTTCTATCACGTACAGCATTTGATAACACTGTTTGGTTGTTTACAATCTTAAGAGCAACGTTGTCTTCTGGTCCTACTGTAATACCGCCATTGTTAATTGTAGTGATAGTACCATTGGTAGTTGAGTTAGCATCAGTGGCCATAAACTGTGATGCATTTTTCTTAACGCCTTGTGCGTTAATAATTGTATCTGCCGATGTTGCTGTACCGTGTAATTTAAAATCACTATCAAGGATATTAATACCTTTTTCTACAACACCAGTAATACCGTTAATAGGATTACTTGTGTTTGGTGTAAATCTAATATTAGAAAGGACTGCTTCTACTTGTCCGCCAACATTTAATTTAACAATAGTTCTGTTAGTTTGTGTAGTATCTAAAATTGTTTCTGTTGTGAAACCACTTGTGCCTTCAGAAGTTGCAAAGTCCGGACCAACTAATACTAAATCAGTTCCATCGTAAAAATATAATTTGTTGTTTTGATTGTCAATCCAAAGGTCTCCAGCAACTAATTGAGGTTGTGTTGGACTAACAATTGGTCCGCCTGCACTTTTAAATTGACTACCGTTAAAAATTTTAAGTCTTGCTTCACCTGTGTCATACCAAAGTTGACCTGTAAGTGGATTAGCAGGTGCTTGTGAATTAGAAAAGTTTTCTAATATTTTAACAAAGTTTTCATTAATAGGCTCACCAAAACCAGAGTAGTTACGACCAATTAGTGAAATGTCAGTAGTTTGTGTATTAAGTTGTCCATCAACTAATTCTACTAGTAAGTCGCCGTCTGTCTTATTAATCTGATATGCCATTATTTTGCCCCCGCGTAAATTAGATAGTTAACAGCCAAGTAAGGATTCATAATATTAAAATCTTGTCCTACTGCTGTGTTACTTACCACGCCGCCTGAGAATGGGAATTTCTGTCCTGCATTAGTACCAGTTGGTGCATCTGAAACTGTTGCATCTGCATCTTGTGTTGCACCTGATACATCTCGTGAAACATAATATTGTGTTCCGCTTGGTCCACGTAAATCGTGTTCGTGTTCTGGTAAGTTTTTAACTTCAATTGGTTTTGCTTCAACACCTGCTGTACCGCCTAGTGTATCAGCGTTTTCGTCTGTTACTCTATTTGCCGGTCCTTGGGTTGTACCCATGTTATCTTGACCTAGTGGGAATCTACCACGCAAGTCGGGTAAAGCAAATTTACCTAATGCAGGGTTTGCTTTATACTTAGTACCAATGACAGCATATAATTCAGGCCATTCTGTAATAAACAATTCTCTACCATCGCAGAATAACCAACCTGCAATTTCAAGTGTATCTTCGTTTGATACATCACCTGCGTAAGGTGTAATAATACCTACCGGATTAACTGGTAATGCTGAAAACAAGTTACTGCGTGAAATCTTTTTAAGACCTGTACCGCTACCATTTTCGTCATTAAGTCTGTTAATTAAAAATTCGTCATCAAATCTTGATGTTGGAACACTAGGTTTATTTGTAACAAAAGTACTGTTTACACTAATTTCAAAATTCTTTACAAGTGTTGTTTCGCCTGGTGCTGTATATTGACCATCAAAAATAATGTTTGGTGCTGTAACATCACCACTAACCGTAAATGTTGTTCTACTTGCTAGTTTATCTGAACTACCTGAACGTCCTGTAACTGTACCTGTTACGTTACCAACTAGGTTACCTCTAAATGTGTTTGCGTTAATTTCTGCAAATTTAAAATCTGTTGAGCCAATACTAATAGAGTTTGTAACATCTGGCAATACATTATCACCAATAGTTGTTGGTCCATTAACTTCTAATGCGTTTCCAATTCTAACACTCTTGGCAACACCTAAACCACCTTTAGCAATAATAGAACCTGTTCCGATGTTTACTGCTTCTGCAATACCATTAACAATTAAATTGTTTGAAATAATAGCATTACCATTAACATCAAGTGCTTCTGCTGGTGATAAATTGTTAATACCAACTTTTTGTGTTGAGTCAATTCTAACTACCGGCTGTAAGTCGCCTGCATTATTAACTCTTAAATCAATATTTGCACCCGAAGTGTTATTTGAAATAATAGCGTTCTGGCCTTCGATACCAATTTGCATAACGGCATCACTACCAACTAATACACCTGTATTATTTTTAATTGTTAAAGATTGATTTGATGTTGATGCTTTGTCGCCTCTTAAAAAGTTAGAAGCAAGTACAGGCTCTGATTCACCTGAAACAATTAGTGATTCTGCTTTCTCTGCAATACCATAATACTTAGGAACACCTGCACCTGTAATGTTTACGGTGCTCATGTTAAAACCTGGTTTTAATGAACTAAATCCTTGAATAGTTGCTTTAGGTGTAAACGCACTTGAAGTATAAATTGCAAGAACTTTACCACCAATCTCAACTTGTAATGCAGTATAGTTTACGTTGTCAGTGCCTGTCAATGTTGTAGGTTTAACACCAGCCGCTAGTCCTTCACTAAATTCTGGTCCTACTAAAATCCAACCCGAACCAGTAAACAAATAAAGTTGTTGGTTATCAGTATCTGCCCAAAGGTCACCTGCTACTGAATTAGCAACATTAGGAGCAACATCTCCACGCTTTAAGCCGCCGGCTTCGATCCAGTTGGTGCCATCATATAATTTAAGTAAGTTAACACCAACGTTTGTATCATACCATAACTGACCTTCAATTGGTCTTGGGGGTGCTGAACTGTTAGCGAAATTTTCTAATAGTTGTAAAAAGTTTTGTCCTATTAGAGTTCCGTAATCTGTTGTAAATCTACCCGGAATATTTAAACTTGTTGTAGTGTCAACTGTGTTATCTTCAATGACAATACTACCCTTGTTAGTTATATCCGTGTAATTAATAGTATATGCCATCTAATTACCCCTCGTTAAAACCTGTTAAACTTTGTACTCTTACTGTGTAATCAATTTGAATAAGTCTGTTTAAAGATTTCTGTACAGGGTGGAAAATAACGTGTGTAAGTAGTCTGCCTTGCCCTGTAGGTGAATAACTTAAAAGTCCTAGTTCGTCAAACACAAATGCACTTTCTGTATCAGTAGCAGTATCGTTTGCTTCTTGGCCATTTGGCTCGCCGTAATCTAGCAAACACTGTACTAAAATATCTGTGTAGTTAGTACCACTTACGTGGCGTGTTTCAATTTTGTTTCTGTTAGGATCGACGTTATTTACTGACTGATCATCAACGATCTTTTTGTAAGTTTGGTTGTATAAACTAGCGTTTGTACCTGTGCTGTTTGGTGTCAAGTAAGTAATAATGCCTGTAGGATCAACACTAGTACCCCCGTTACCAAAAGCCATTTCGTACACAAATCCCTGGCCTGCATTGGCTAGCGATTCAGCAAGAGCAATACTCATATTCTCATAATGAATAGCATTGCGTTTATCAATATAAACTTCGTTAGTTTCGGGGTTAAAAATCTTAATATGCCCTTGCACTAACACTCCGTTTTTGTCTAGTAAATTATCTGTCATTTTTGTTTTCCTACATTGTATTTATTTAGGTAAGTCAACCTCTTCTGCTCTTAAGAACTGTGCAATAGCATTTTCTGTCTTACCTAGTGTTTTTCCAGGGTCATTCCATACTTTACCAACCCTTCTAACCACTGTTATTCTTACACCGTCACTTGGTGCTGTTACTAGTGTCAATACACCTGTGCTGACACTAAATTCTGCCGGTGCTGTTACGTCACCTTCTGGCGAGTCTTGATTAAGTGTAGCATCAAACATTGGTATTGCCGCTTTTCTTAATCGTTTACCGCCCACAAACACTTCAAATTCATTTACTGATCGTGGCATCCAATCTAAGTTAAAGTCTGTTGTTACGCCATCACCATTAAATGTGTTAACAAGAGTCTTATCTTGATATGGCACTGTCTGTTGGAATCCTTGGTCAAATAACTCATCACCTATATTATGAATGTCCTTAACACCAGTACCTAACGTTCCTCTACGTAATTGCTGTAGAGAATTGCCATCTTTTACAAGATATTCAATACGCTCGCCATTAATAAACACTACCCCTGGAACATTGTTAGTTTTATCAGGAATAAACATACTATCACCATTTTCTACAATAATTTCTTTGTCCAATGGTGCAAGATCTCTTAGTAATCTGTATTTGTTAACATCGCCTAAACGCTTGTAAACTACTCTATTTAACATATCTTTAAATTGTCTAAATCCAAACTTAGCAACCGTTGGACCATCTTCTGCAAATTGGATAACTTCAACTACATCATTTTCGTTTAATGGTTGAGCCATACGTACAAATAGTCTGTCATTAGTAACTTTGTAATCAACACTCGGAGTTTGTAGTACACCATTTACAACAATCCAAACATATTCAGCATCAATTGTTTGTCTTTCAAGTCTAATTAAACCTGCTAGTAAATGATTATACTCAATTTCTCCTGCACTTTCAAAGTTAAGTGTAGTTCTTGTTACAATATCATAATTTTTACGATTAATCTGTTGTACATCATGTTTACTAAAATGCGTAACTCTAATAGGTGTAAACTCTGCAGGTACATCGTTGAGTGTAACTGCATTTCCACTTACAGTGTATTCGCCATCTGTAGTTACATAGATATCTAATTTTGCTCCAGGTATCTTAACATTTTCAAAAATTTCAATACTAGAGTTTGCTGGACGGAAAATATAGTCTGAAGTGTATGTAAGTTCTACACCGTTAAGTAATACTAAGATATCGTTAGCACCTAATGTACCACCTGGCTGTTGCCAGTTACGTAATGGATATTCAACTCTATTATCAACAATAAATGATTCGTTATATCCTGCGTTAAGAATTTTATCACCAACTTTAACAATTAAGTTATGACTTGATGGTAAAGAACTAAACGGAGTAATACTTAGATTATAAGTTGCTGTACTACCGTCTGCTTCGAGAACATCAGTTTTAATTTCACTAAATGTTTGTGCGTTACTTGCATAAACAGCGTAATTAATTACCGAACCTTCTGCAGGTGGCGCACCAAAACTAATAACAACTTTATTTGCAGTATCATAAGAACTGTCTGTTGTTTCTAATACATAGTTGACTCTTTCGCCATTAACAGTTACTATACTATTAAGATTTTCTTTCCAATCAACCCTTGTTACAAACTGAATAGTTGATCCGTCGCCCTCAAACACATCCATATCAAGAATTAAGTTACCGTTACCACTCATTGTAACGATATTAACTTCGTCGTTCAATGCAGGTGCAGTTGCAAATGTAATTTGTTTGTTTTTATAATCTACTGTATAGTTGTAAATTATAATGTTATTAACTTTTACAAAAACAGCATCCTTGCTTTGTGGCAAGCCTAAAAAGTCATAAACTTTCTTAGTTCCGTTTCCTACGTAGGAAACACTTTCAATAATACTACCACCTTCACCGACTCTATCAAATACTTTAATATCAAGTGTGTCTAACACCTGTCCTGGAATTAATTCCTCAGGACCTTTAGAAGTTGTTGGAGTAACAAAACCGTCACCGTCAATATTAATATCTTCTGGATTAATACCACTTGCAGTTGAGTATGCTAAATCGCCGCCTGTTATAATAGTATCATATGCTCTTGGATCAGGAACAAAAGAACCATCTGATGTATTTTTACGAATAACTAGTACATCACTGCTTTGAACTGTAACGATTTCTTCGTCAAATTTAATAACAGTTGACTCAACTTGTGTTCCGTCATCTATTAAAATAAATCCGGTTTGTCCTGCTCCAGTAATACTTGGAATAAGTGCATTAGGATTAGTTTGATTAACTGTGTTAAAGTTTGGATCGTCAATACGTGTTCCATTTAGATAAACATTGTATTCAATACCAGTTTCTAATGGGTTAGAAAAGTCGTAAACTCTAGTGCTATCATCGCCAATACGGAATACTTCGTCTTCGAATGTATTATCGTATGTGTCGTATGCTGACGTAAACCAAGCATCTGCACTCCAACCAGAGCCGCCACCAAAGTCAAAACTCTTAACTTGTACACCACCATAATCAATACCATCTAATAACTGACCTAAATCATTGGCAAGTTGGCCTGTTTGTGGATCGTAGAATAAATTAATTCTATCTGCGGCTGTTAATAGGTTAATATCTTTACGGTATTCAATTACAATTGATTTATTGTTTGCTGGAGGAGCATCAAATGTAAGTTGTCCAATTTTACGAGAGTGTGTTCTTCCGTTACTGTCGTCAATGTTAGTAACATTATATTCGCCTGATAATACTTCATCGCCAGCCACTGTTACTGTGACCTTGTCTGTTCTTACATCAATAGGCCATTTAAGTTTAAAACTGTACTTGCCGCCTGTGCCTACAAATGATTCTGTTTCTTCTAACGATGTAATAAAGAACGTTCCGGTAACTCTATCAAACTTAACAGTCATATGAGTTGTACGTAGATTAGTGTCGCCAATAATTGCTACTGCTCTACCTACTTTGCCGCCATCTGCAACACTGCCATTTAGAATAATCTCTGGAGCACTTAAATAACCTGTTCCTGGATTTGTAATTTTAATTTCAGTAATTTTTCCGCCGCCAACATATGCTATTGCTTTTGCTCCTGATCCACCGCCGCCGACAAATTCAACACCTGGAGCATTTTCGTAGCCACTGCCTGCATCAGCAATGTCGATATCTTTAATCTTGAAACTTGCATTATCTAACCAATGTTTAGCAGGGTAATCAGTAATTGCTGTTCCTTGAATAGTATCATCAATTACTTTTTCAGTTCTTGGAATAATTCTTCCTTTAACATCACTGTAAAATGGTGCAAGATCAAAGTCAGTTACAGTAGTACCTGTTTCTTCCAAACTTTCGTATGTTGATAGGTATTCTCTAATCTTAGTTTTGTAAGGTTTAACTTCTTCAACGTATGCTTCATAACTTGGTAACCAGTCATTGTTAAATGTAATATCTTTTCTTAACTTTCCAACATTATGTTTTGCCTTGATGAAACTTGTTTTAAACATCCAATCAACAAAGTTTTGCTCAGTTAAAACATAACGCATTTGAGCAAAGAACAATTCGTTATAATGAATTGCTAGATTATCAATAAAAATATTATCTCTAATAGTTTGAAGGATAATTCTTAATTCTTGTACAGGTATTAAATCAAACGCACTATCGTCATAACCAAACGAATCATAACCAACTAGGTCTTCACTAAAATCATATAATGCTTTACTAAATTGAATAGTTGCATTTTCTCTACCAATTGTTTGATAGTTAACAGTATAATCAACATTAGGTTGATCATCTATTTTACGCAACATTAACCAACCGCCCGATCCAACATTATTAATCTTAACAATATCACCAAAAGTATCATTTATTGATTCTAGTTCGTAAGGATTATCAATTACAAAGTCTGTTTTTGTAAGTGCATTCCAATTTTCTGCATACCAATCAGTATAATACCAATAAGGATCTACGTCGAAACTTTGACTTACAATTCTGTTCCAAGGAATAGTTCCTCCTACATATTCATATAAAGACCATCTGTTAGAATATGTTGAATCTGATGTTACTAAGACTGTAAATTTCCTTACTGAAATTCTATCTGTTTGAAGATAATTTTGTCCTTGATTAATAACTTCTGCTTCTGTTACAGCACCAACATTATTAATAGTTAATCTAATATCAGCACCCTCGCCAGTTGCAGATACAAGTTCTACTGTAGGTACTGTTTTATATCCTCTACCACTACTAATAATATCAACTCGTAAAACTCTGCCGTCTTGAATTGTTGCACTTAGTACAGCAGGTTGAACTTTACCTACTGAAACATAATCTAATTCTTTTTCAGAGTCGATTTCAAGATCATATCTTCTTGATGCTAGTGTTGGTTTAGGATCACTAGATGTTAATGGTGATAAATCAAATTCATCAATTAAAATGTATTTTAACATTACAGAGTTTACTCTTTCAATAAACTGCTTTAATGCTTCAATTCTGTTTACAAACATTCCTTGTCTTGGATTATTCAAAATACCGTATTTGTCTTTAAGACTTAGGAATCTATCTGGAACTTCACGGCCTTGGCCGTCAAAACCAATTAAACTGTCAAACCATTTAAGTTCTAAATCTGACTTAGGTCTGCTAGTTTCTAAACCATCTGTAAGAATCCTATATTGGTTATGGACGTTTCTATCTGTGTATGGAATTGTCCAGTAACTAAATTTAAGAATAGTACTGTCACCTTTAATAGAACTTTGTAAATTATGTAGTGTCCACTCGTTGTTTTTCAACATTGTAGCAAACTTATATCCAGCACCGGAAGGATTACTGATTAATTGTTGTACACTTGCGGCGCTTAATGTTCTTCCAGGAACATTTGGCACTGTAACTTTATTTCTTACCCAGAAATAATTATAAGTTGTAAACTTTTGTGCTGGTTCGTCATAAACACGTCTAGTTGAATATGCTTCCATTCCATACTTAGACTTGCCGCTGATTCCTTGTGTTAATCCTTCTTCGGAATCTGCTTGTTCGTCCCATTGCTCAGGTGTTAGTTCTGTTTCTACCCATTCATAAATTTCTACTTCTGTTCCTGGGAAAACTGTGTTAAAGGTGTTACTTACGCTAAAGATACTTCCTGTATTTGCATAAGGATTAATAAATCTAACAGCATCAATGTCCCACCATAATTTTCCAACTAAGTTAGTAGTATTGTATGTTGTTGCGTCTTTAACAACAGCATTTGTTGTCGCAACATTATATGATGCAGGGTCGTATGTTGTTTTAAACGATAATTCAACTTCTGCAGGACCTGCAATTTTTCCTTGTAATGGATCAATAAAGTCAATATATTCATCTGTTTGTTTAGTAGTTTCGTCATAAAGAAGAATACCCTTAAACTTGTCTAGATCTACAACCTGTCTATCTTGTCTAATCTTTTCCCACAATCTTGCATTTGGACTTGATCTAAAATCAATTACACTGCCAGGAACTGTAGTTTCTGCTCTTACATAACTAGGAAGTCCTGCATATATGTGATTTCCTTTAGCATAAAGAATCTTACCAAAATATAATGCTCTCGGATCAGATAATTCTAATTTGTCGCCGTAAACATATCTATCACCAGTTAATTCAAATACAAACACTTCTCCAGTATCAGTTAATGTTGTGTTAAACAAAGTTGTTCCATTATCAAATACAGTGGTATTGTCGTCAAACTCTGTTACACTTGTTAAATCACCGCCTGCAGAACTAATAACTAATCTGTCTGTATCGTATACAACTGTTGATCCAAACTTCTCATTAGATAAGCCTTTCGGACCAGTTAATATTTGAACTTGTTGGAATCTACCATTGATTGATTGATAAACAAAAACAGCGCCTTGGTTGGTATATTCTTCACTATATCTAGGTGCACCAACAACAACCCATCTTCCATTTTTAGAAACACTTACACACTCACCAAAACCGATTCCAGCATTTGGAGCATCAATTAATTGATCAAACAAGAAATGTCCGTTTAACTTTCTGTATATTGCTAATTTAGGTGTAGCAATGGAACTATCAATTGTATCTCCATATTTTACAATAGTTGCTAATACTTGACCATTATCACTTACATCGTAGTTTACGCCAAACTCATATAAGTTTGTCGAATCAATAGCACTATCTTCCCCAACAATAAATCCAGTATTGTTAGGAATAAATCCGTTGAGGTCTACACCTGTTTGAATTTCTGTCCAATCATTTGAGTCAAATGCTCCGGGGATTAAGTTAGTATTGGCTTGATAAATCTTATCAGCATATTTTGTGTACTCTCCTTCAAAATAAGAAACTGTAGTATTAAAATCACCTCTATAATTTTCATCAACACCTAATACCCAACCTTTTGAACTACTATAATTGTATGTGTTAATTCGTCCTGGTTGAACAAACGTGCTGTTTCCTCTGCTTGAAATATAAGCAGAATATGTTCCGTCTGCATTTGTAACTAGATCAATTTTGCTACCAAAATGTCTGTAGTTATCTGCATCAGGAGTAATTAAAACTTCTAACAAATTATAAAAATTACTGTTATTCTTTTCATAAATTGCAACTGCACCTTGACGTGTGTAATTACTTGCTGTTCCCACTGAAGTAGCGGTAACATTATAAACACGAGCCCAATCATTATTTGTTGCCGAAGGCGGATTTGCACTACGTGGAATACCTTGTAATATATCTGTCTTATAAACCCAATATTCAAAGTTTTGTAAAGTTCTAGCAGTACCTACAGTTAGGTTTTCACCTCTGTTTACTACAATAATCGGTCCTAGGCTGTTACTGTTAAAGTAACGTGCTTTAGTTGTACCTACAAGTCTAATGACTCCTGCACCTTGTGAACCTTCAACAATACTAATACTTGAGATATTACCGAATTCGCTTCCCTTCTTAAAGGTTCCTGAAACATTTTTAAGCCATAGTCTTAAATCGTTAAACACCTTTTCAACATATGTAACTTCTGCTGTTGCTAGTGTATCATTATCTCTAACAATATCTCCTACAACAGGAATATATGGATTACCATAATTAGGGTTATAATCTTGGTCGCCTTCAGTCGGTGATCCGCTGTTATCAAAGTTAGTAAGATTAATTTCAATCCAACCATTCCAAATGTCATCAACAACATGATCTGTTCTGTTTAGATAAGCAAATGTTAGTTCGGGACTTAAAACTGTAGGTTGTTGTAAACTATTGTCTAGTCCTCTTAATTCGTTAAACCAGAATTTAAATGTATCGCCAACTGCAAAATCTGTTTCAATTGATTTAGGTAATCTAAACGCCCATCTGTCAGAGATCTCAAAACCAGAATCTCCATTAAAGGTTAATGTTTCAATATAAGACGGAACACCTGGATCAAGTAAGTCATCAACACTATCATATGTGTTTGCATACGAGTTCGGTGTTCTAGGTTGACTTGCTGTAACAATGTCTTTTATAACTAAAAATGGTTTTGATTCAATTGTTATAGTTGATACAAACGATGATCCTACATCAATTCTCCACCAACCACCAAATGCTGGGTCATCTTGTTGTACGGGTCTTTCGTAATCACCAACGACAATATCCCCAAGTTCTAATGTTCCTGTGTTTGCAAAGTCACCGTTAGTTTCTTTAAGGTATATAATAGTTCGATTATCACCTGTTGTATAAGCATACGCAACTTTACCCACTGCAACATCACTAGACACAGTTTCATTTACACTCGGTATTGCCTGTGTATTGTCGATTAATAAAATGTCGTCAACTTTTTCAGTAATTAAATGTTCGCCTGTAAAGAAATCTCCGCTTAGAGTTTGATTACCATTAAACGGCTGTACTCCTGAAGGATACCGTGTATTTTTGTCATTCCATTTTAAATGTAATGTGTCACCGATTTGTGTTCCGTCGTATTGTAATTTAGGTGCTCTAATTAATACGTGGTCTGCTAAATCCTCAACAAATGTATGATTACCTCTAAGAATAAAATAGAAGTCATCGTAGTTTTCACCGTCATATGTAGTAACTTGTTGTTCTACATGGGAACTAAAACTATTAAAATCTAAACTTGGATCTTCAGGTTCTACTGTTGCTTTTGCTCTCCAAAATTGATTTGTATATTTTACAATAGATCCGTCTTCGTATGTTGCTCCAGGATTAAAATTACCTTTGTAATTAGTTTTTGCATTTGATGCATATGGAATACCAACGAATATAAACTTACCGTCAGTAGTAACTGCTGTAGACTGACCGAAACTTTCCTCGCCTGTGAATAAGTTAGGTGGACAATCTAGTTCTTGAGATAACACTAGAGGCAAATTCTCAGATGCTCTAAAGTGTAAATCAACTCTTCCTGGAAGGGTAACTCCGGGAGCACCAATAGCCACGATCGAATTAATTTCGTTTGCACTAATGCTAGTACCAAAACCTCTTTCGTCTGTTCCTAATACTCCGGCTAAAGTTGCATTAAAAGATTGTTTTTGTACACTGTATGAATTAGAATTTTGAATTACAGACCAACTTCCGTTTTCGTCTGAGTCAATCCAAATCTTTTCATTGGGTGTGTAATTATTTCTTGTTACTTTCTCATTAATGTTAGACAAGTTAGGCACTCTAACACTTTCAAGTCGCACAATAAATCCGCTTGTTTCTTCTGCATCTTCAATTTCGCCCGAAGTCTCAGCATAAATTGTATTCAAACTAACACGTTTAACTTTATAGAATCTATTAGTACTTGGTGTTGTTCCTAGAACACCTATAATGTCGTCTTTTTCTAACTTAGGAGTTTTTCTAGTTGTAATCTCAATAGATTGCGAACTGTCTGAATTAATAATTTTAGTTACTTTAAGATCTGTTTCACTTTGACGCAATACATCAAATGTTTGGAAACGTTTAGCAACCCAAATATATTGTCCCACTGAAATAGATTTAACATCTAGATCTAAGATATCATCGTAATTAGTAACTTTAAAATCAATATCGTCTTCTGTTACATAACCTGCTGTTTTAATATAAGTCTTAGATTCGTCTAAAGTTTTAGTAGGAAACGGTGCATGATTATAGTTTGTGGGTTTGCTATAAACATCACTTGGAATATATCTATAAACTAAGTCAGTTGCTAATGGATCAATTTGATTAACCAACTGGAATGGTTGTGGTTGTAGTCTAAGATCTGCTTCGTTAATCTTAAATTCTACTTCATCAAATCCTTCACTTGCGCCATATTGACCTACTTTAAATGCCCACTCTTCAAAGAATTCTAAACTTGATTTATCAGTATTCGAAAGTGCATCAAAGAACTTAATTAAACTATTCTTTGTTCCCTTGTCTTGAATCATTCCTTGATAAAACTTATACTGAGATACATCATCATTAATAACGTTTTCTAAATATGTTCTATTTTGATAACCAATTAAATGTTGGGCAAACTTTTGTTGCTCACTATCAAAGTTTGATGTATCTAAATCATAAAAGTCAGCAAATTGATTTGCTTTATAATCAAAGTTTGGAATCATGTATGACTTAGGTTCTTCTGGTAGTCTAATCCAGTCTTCGTCATTGAAATCTGTTGTGCCAGGAATTTTATACTTGGCACTGTAATAGAATGTTTTGTGTTTAACTACTGTTGCAATAGCATAATCTGTATTAGGCTCCCAGTCTTTAATTACAACGTTATCATATGTAAAACCTGGAATATCAAAACTTCCGTTCCAGCCGGTGCTTCTATAACCTAGAACTTTAATCCTTGCTTGTCTATATCCTGGAGCAGGATTATAAATTACGTCATTGAAAACAGTTTTGTTGTCAATAAGGACAACGTGTTCTTTTTGTACTAACGGTAACTTAACAAAATAAATGCCATCTGCTGTATTTTTAAGTGTTAGGCCAAATTCGTTTTTGTTACTTCTAATTGTGTTAGCAAAATCTTCTCTTAACTTACGACCATCTGCTTTTAACAATGTATAATCATAAAAGTTGTCAAACAGATTATCTACAATAGCATTATCTCTTGCAAACTGCAATTTAATAGCACTAGGTGACAGTGTAATTAATGAACCGTCATTCCATGCTTGAGTTGTCCAGAATAAAAATTCTCTTGCACTAAGTTCCCAGTTTTCAATAGTTTCAATTTCTTGATTAAAATTCTCAAAGGAAAATCCTTGTTTTTCTAAATATTTTCCATAACCTAATAAGAAATCAATTACATCTTGTCTAGTTGGTAACAGAGTTCCATATAATAACTTAGATTCACCAAGTTCAAATGTTCTTCTTAGTATTCCCTCTGCACCACCGTCAATTGGTAGTTCAGCAAGTTTAACAAAGTTATTAGTATTAAATGAATCAAACGTTCCGGATACTTGTACCCTGAAGAAAGTATCTCCATTGCGAACAATTTGTCCTTTCTGGTATCTTTCTCCCGGAACCCACTCTAAGAAGTTTGCACTTACACCACCAATGTTAATTACAGGATCCGCCGCACGTTCTAAATGTTTAAAGTATGTAAAATAAGGTTTGCTTTTATCATAGCCTTTTAATACATAACCGTTTGGTCTTTTTTCAACAATAACACCGCTGTATGCAACTGTTTCAACCGGTGAACTTACATTAAAGAATATATCATAGTTCTCTTCCGGAATAAACACATTACCTTTATTGCTAGGTGTTCTACTGTCAAGTAGTAATTTAAATTTAGATTTTTGCGTAAATCCGCCAACCTTGAAACCTAATTGACACTTAATATTAGTTACTTCTTCGCTATAAGTTTCATTTAGTTTAGTTACATCAGCATTGATATAGTTAAACAAATAGTTTACAAGACCAGCAGTTGTTACTCTAACTGTTGCGTCTGTACCGTTTGGAAATACAATACTACTTGGTGTAACTCGTTTAGAAGTAGTAGAATATACAACTTGATTTGCTGTGTTTCTGATTATTCTTGCTCTATCAAATCCAAGTCCAATAAGTTTTGCAGGTTGATGTATTAACCATGCTGTTAGTATAGAGAACGGATATTCGCTACCTCTACGCCATGCAGTTTCTACAGGTGCTTCGTCGCCAAATACAAATTGTTTATTTGTTTCTGGAACAATAAGTCCTCTAGCATAACCGCTTTCATAAGGACTTACTAGATTTCCTCTATCATCTACAGGAATAGTTTTAGAAAGACCTTTTCTTGCATAGTTAGGACGATATCTAATAGGCTTATTAGGTTCTCTAACTCTGCCTGCTTCTAAGTCTTCCCAAAGAATTGCATTATTATTTGTATAAGGTGCCGGACCGTAAACTTCTTCCCACCAACTTGGCATTTCAACATAACCTAAAATTTTCCAAGGTGTTGTATGAGGAGTGTCTGTACTTAGATATTCATTATAAATTGCTCTCCAGAATCCAGGCAATGCTTTGCCATCTGGATCTTGCATAGTAGAATAGTTCCATGTAAATTGATTTGTTCTATCATAAAAATCTACAGCAGAATAATCTGGATCACCTGCAATTGATAACCATTCAATAAAGTCTGTAATAATAATATCGTTGACATCTTGTCTTGTAAATCCTGTATCTCTATTTTTATGTCCTACAAAACTATCAATATCAAGAATATTAACATCATATTTTACTTTAATATTATTATAGATTCTAAATTCTAATTCTAAAATAAGATCGTCACGGTAATCGCCGTATGCTTTTGTAATACTGCCATCGTGACCCTTAATCACTGTTTGCGGTGTTTGATAAGAATTATCAACAAACTTTCTTGGTATATGTAACGGCCATAAACCTAATTTAGTAGGAGTAGGCGGAATATATGAAGCATCTGTTGACTCGTATTCATATATTAAAATAGTATCTTCTAGTTGTAGATCTACACTATCAGTAATTTTAATAAATCCTTCACTAGTAAATGTATAATCTCTATTGTGTAACAAATGAGTATCATTTAGATAAACGTAAACTGCTTTAGCAGAAATTGTATCTAAATTAAAAGGTGTTTCTAAACTGTAAAATTTATTACCGGTATCAACAACAGTGAACTCTCTAGTCTTATTAGCACCCGACCCTATCATGTCAGTCCAATAAAATGCTGATTGTTTAGATTTGTCTGATTGCCATTGTTTAATAATTTCGTTTACAACTGTTTTAGCATTTCCGTCAATGCCAATGTTCGTTGCAATATCAATAAACGAACGTTTGAACTTTGCATATTCTTTTCTTGCATAGCGAAGTGCTTTAATAATATTAAAGTTTTTGTTAGTAATATGATACATTGCAAGAGGTAAAGCACCACTATGTTGTACAAATTTAGTACCATACTCTGATAAGTCACCAATATCTCTTAGATTGCTTAAACCCGGAAACTTGCCGCTGAAATTATTAACATTTTCGATAATAGATGCAACATGGTCATTAACTTCACCATATGTAAAATCAACAACATTTTCGTTCAGTGGATTATTTTGTAAGTTAATAGGAAATTCGTATTTTCCGTTTTCGTTCTTGTCGGCTTCACTAGTACAGTGTAAAACTAAAATATCGCCATTTGCAAGATTAGAAGTAAAATGAACATATGCAACGCCGTTCTCTCTATTAAGTTCCCAATCAGTGCGTCTATCATTATTAACAAACACCTTGACATTTAACTCATTAAGATCACCACTACGGTCATAAACGTCTACAGCAAAGTCATTACGCTGACCTTCAACAATATATTGTCTAACAACCTTTTGTGTGCTTTCTTGGTATGCTGTTTTCCAACCACTTACATTTTCATATGTTGTTAAGTCTGTATACTTTCTTAAAGTTGCAACGTCTGTTTGTTGTGTGTAATCTTTTTGATTTTCTTGGTATGTGAATTTGTCTGTTAGTAAGTTAAAATTAAAAACAATATCACCACTGTTTTCAATATTTCTATAACTTAATGGAAATCCTAAAACTGTGTCATTTGTACCAGTACCTTGTTTATAAGAAAATATTTTTGTTCCAGTAAACGTGTTACTATTATATGTGTCAAACGAGATATCGTCTGCATCATATAAGTTAAACTTCGGTGCTTGGTTTGATTTTGTCTTTTCTTGTGCTTTTACCCACTTAGTTCCGTTAAACCAATAAATCTGTCCTTGGTTTTGAACTCCTGATGTAACTAGTACAGTTTCATCTAACAACGGCTCTGTATCTGGTTCTTCTTTTAATGCAATCTGTCTTTGTCCGTTGTACGAAATAAAAGTAACTTTATAAATTCTACCATTAACACGTTGGTCAGGGTCTGCTGTAAATAAAACACGCAAACCTTCTGCAAGATCTATACCGTCAACATTATAACCTATCGATCCTTCAATAGTTGAAAACACATCATATGTTTGGGTATCAACAAGGTCAACATTTGATTTAAACTTAGATCCATAATTGTATAATCTTAATCCTGGATCAAATTCAATAATAGGCCTTGTTGCTCTTGCACTTTGATCAAGATCAACTACTGTATCGTTTGCTTTTGCAACTCTTTCAACAACATCTCTATGGAACCATCTATTATGTCTCGACCATTGGTTTCCGTCAATTGCCGCACGGTTAATTGTAATATAGTCTTTATCCTTTGGATAGTTTAATGCTTGTCCAAAAGGAAGTCTATCAAAGTTTTCACTATCAAATGGTACATACACGTTTGCACTGTAAGGACCAGTAATTTCAAGGTCTGCTTTATTGATTAGTTTAATAGAATCACCAACTCCTTCAACATACCATAACCCTTCACTATATTTTGTAGGAGTTACATCACCTAAAAATTCAACAAGCATACCATTTGATAGTTCAACATCAGTACGTGTCTGATAAGTTTTCTTTTGTAAAATCTCCTCTTCTACATTAATTTCTGTATTCTCTTCGATGTTATAGATAGTAATCAAACCACTTGTGTTAACATCGTCTTTGCTAATATAAAACAACTTGTCTGGTGCATCCAAAGGAACTGTAAATTTAATAGTACCTTTTTCAACATAAACAGTTGCGGCTTCTACGCCATCTGTAAACAGCGTAGAGATATTTTCTCCATCTGTAAATCCAGTGATACCTCCTTCTACTGGTTGTACTATGTATTCTCCAGTGTCGTACCCGTCTGCTTCATAAAGTTCAGCATCAAACTTACCTGGTGCTAGAACGCCTTCAACAGTCTCTGTGATCAATGCTTGACCTGGGGTAAATGCTCTGTTGGTTGCAAACGCAATAGGATACCCCGGAGTGTCAACTTCAAAGATGTAAGTTTGACCTTTGTAAAGTTTTAAAGTAGGATTTTGTGTGAGACCATTTGGCGTAAATTTGTATGCTACATTGTCTTCATTCTCCTCTATAGTAACTTTGAAAGTTGAAACTATTTCTTTGTTTTGACCATATATAGGTAAAACTTGTGGACCATTTGGTAACCAATAGTACTCTCGGAAGTTTGTAAACTTGTCCCAATCAATATGCGGATTCCATGCATAATATTCTTGGGCATTAATTTTACTATGATCTTTGTTAGTGTTACCAAACGAACGAAGTTGATTAATATAGTCATTATAGTCTTTATAGAAATCTATATTATCAAAATTGTCTTTAATAACAATGGCTGGTTCTAGTTGGTAATCATCACGTTGTTTGCTTACATCATCAACATAATTGTCAGATGCTGTACGTGCTCTTGCATCACGTCTACCGTAATAGGAATTAAGTTTTTCTACTTCACCTGGTTGGATTAGTTGGTCAAGTGTGCTTGTTAAAAACTTTTTGTTTGCTGGTGTTCTAAAGTAACGAGGTAGGTGCTTTAAACTGGTTCTGTTTTCTTTTTCATTGCCAGATTCAATTGGAAACTCGTTTTGATCATTATCAAAAGCCATTACTTTTAACTTCCCCCAGTATTAGTAGATGATTGAATTCCAGCATTATCGCTTGTAGCATTTGTTACTACTGCACCTGATGCTTTCAATCTTGATGCTGTAACGCTGTCAATAATTTCAACGTTATCAACTGTGGCACCTGAAATAAAAATTTCGTCATTTTCTGATGTAATTTCATATAAACTACCAAACGCTCTTCCGGTTTGGTTTGGAACTAGAACAACAGTTTGTATATCTGGAGTTAAACTTGTCATGATATATGTTGCTAGTTCTGAAAAACTAAACTTATCTCCAAAGTCCCAAAATTCTAAACTAAAGAATTCATTTACTGCTTGAATTAAACGTAACTTAACATCATTGTCATTTGTTACAATATCAGGGTTCTTAACAACTTTAAATGTTGCTTGTAAATCAACGTCTGCTTTGTCTCCAAATAACACTTTGTACTTAACTGGATGATAAATTACTTCGTCACTAATTGATTTAATCTTATTAATATCTTGACCAAAGTTTTGAAACAGTTCATCGCTACTTGGCGGTAATGGTTTACTAGATGTTACACCACGTAGGTATTCTCTAAAGTTTCTGTCATATGTTTTAGTTAACAAGTATGTGTCTATCATGTTAGTACTACTTGGATCTAATCTATTATTTTCATCTGCACTATGAACATATTGGAATTTAATATCGCTTCTTCCAACATATGCTTTATAGTTTGTAATTAACGTTAACGATGATGTTGTTTCGCTATATTGCTTAAACACATCAGCATCCATAAAGTAAAAAATTGTACCGTCATTGTACGCCGATAAAGGACCTGTTGCTGTTTCACTAGTTCTTACAATAATGTTATAAGCAGTAGGATTAACTAAATTAAAGTTTGTTGACTTGTTATTAGAAATTTCTTCTTTTAAGAATACAAATTTATCTGCTGGATTCACGCTAGGAGCAACAAAATCTAAAAACAGATCCGGATTATCAATAATTCCATCAGAGTCGGAATCAAAAAATCCTACTTCAACCTTTTCACTGTTTACATAATTCTCTTCATCTCTATACTCTTTTGTAACTTGCCAAGGGTAGTCAACCGTTAGTGGTTGAATACTATCTGGTTGTTTGTTAATTGACATAATGTTAATTTTGTCTTTAATAATTTTTCCTGTTTTACTATCATAAATCTTATCTGTTTCATCATAGTAGAACTTAACCTCTTTGTCACTTTCAAAGATATAGCGTACACCTCTGTATGTTACAGTATATTTTTCACCGTCAGTTTCAAATAGCAGTAACCAACTTGAATCTAAATTTTGATTTGAGTTATCACCGGATTTACCCATGTTAAACGCATTACTAATATTAAGGTTATTGTTTAAAATTACTCGCCATTCTCTATCAGTTAAACTATAGCGTAAACCAAATGTTTTGTAAGCAAAGATTTGTTCAATCATTTGTGAAATAACACTTGCTGTTAAATTTGTTGCAAACTTAGGTTTAATCTCATTAAGAATTGCCCCTGTCGGAATAATATCATTAAGGATGATTGCGCCTTCGCCATCTACAGTATTTTCTGTTCCGTCATCGTTTACACGAATAACTTTAGTCCAAAGATATGTAACTGCTCCTGGATAGTTTGCATCACCAGTTACAATAGTATTATTGTCTCTAGTATCAAAATGTGAACCTGTAGGTGCTACAAATTTAACAATAGACCCTGGTTCTAAAAATCTTAATGTACTACCTGTAAATGTTCCAACAGTGTATTTTACATCAGCATTATCAGTTAGGTAACCGCTAGAGTTATTAGTTTGGCTTGCTACTTGTGTCCAACTTGCAGATAAGTCGCCTGCTGATGTTTTTGGAAATTGACTTAGGTAAAAGTTTTGTACAAGAGTGTTTGTTAGAGTAGGTTCAATTACGTTTATAACTGCACCTTCAACATCAGTTCTTGTTTGAAAATTAAAACTAATTTTTTTATCTAATATTTGACGATAAACTGCACCATCATCACCGTATATATTTGTGCTTGAATATTTTCCTGTAGAATCAATTAGATCAAAGTATCGACTAATACCACTTGATGTTCTGTTTATTGCTTTAACTTTAACAACTTCTTGGCTAACACTTAACGGTGCTACTTGATAGTCTTCGCCAGTAATCATTCTATTTTGTGTATAGAAAGTTGCAGGAGCATTCTGTTTAATACTTGTGCTTGTTTCTGTAGCACTAGCATTATCAACAGTATACTTTAATGCCATTGTTATGTTTAATGTTTCGCCTTGGCCTGCTCTGCTAACATAAGGAATAGTAATATTAATGTTAGTCATTGTTGCAGGAGTAACTGTAATCTTACTTCCTAAGCCTTTTCTAAAATAACATCTAAAAGTTCCTTTTGGCATTTCACCAAATGTACCGTCAGCAAATAATAAAGTAATGCGATCGTCAATTCTACTTAAAACTGTGTAAATGTTTTTTTGATTTTTACTTAAACTATTGTAGATAACATTGTTGCCTTCTACTGCATCAACTTTAGTCCATAGGTTTTGTTCGTTACCATTAGAATCTAATTGGTATAACCAAACGTCACTATTGTTAATTCCAGTTGTGTCAATTTGCACTGCTTGATTTGGTGTAGGATTCTTAACTGTAAATCCACCAGTATCTAAAACACCTTGACGGAAATGTGCAAAATATCCACTGTTAGATGATCCTGCACCTTTGCCATCTTCTCTATATAAGAATGCAAAACTATTTCCTGGTAATGGATCTTCTTCATAAATTTTGTCAGCATCAATTGAACAACTTGTTACTTCAAATGTTACATTCTTTTCGCCTACGTTTTTATTAAAACTGTAAACTGGCAAGTTTGTATTTGAAGCATTAAATCTATATTGTTCTGTTGTAATGCCATTAATTATTTCTTTCTTAATTGGTTTACCAATAATACCGTTTTGAGGTAAAGCAGAATTTAAGATTTTACGGAACTGTTCTGGCCATTCAGGATTACTCGGATCATTCCAAATAATTGTTTGGCCGGATAAATTAATACCGTTTGAATCTGTAATATCTTCTGTTGTACTAATTGATTCAAATTTTAATAAACCGTTAGCAGACTGGTTACGCTTAGGATTATAGGAAAGTAGTCGTGCTAAACGTAACACAGATTCTCTACGTTCTGCTAATTCAAGGAAATTTTCTCTTGCATTTAGATCTGTTCTGAACGCTAGGTTTTGCCCGAGGTAAGCAATAAGGTCAATTAGTGCAAGATATTCTGAGGATTCGATGTAATCATTAAAATCTTCAGGATAATTTTCCCTTAGATAGTTGATCATTGTTCTACGTAGACTGTCAAAGTCATATGACTTAAAGTCTGCGTTTCTAAATGTTTGGTATACTCGCTTCCAATCTTCTGCAAGTAATAGCCTATTTTGTCTATCAGTTGTTGACATCTACTTTCCTCGTTGTATTAGTATTTATTTGTTTGAATTATCTGAACACTTAATTCTATACTATAAATCCAGCGTTCTGATCAAACGAGAATTTCAACTGTTCTGAGATATTATATGGTAGGTATGTTAACTCGCACTCAATTTGAATGCCACTTTCATATTGGTCAACAATAACCCTTTGAGCGTTAACTCTTGGATCCGCATTAATAATATCTGTTACATTAGTTACTATAGCGTTTTTAAGCGTTTCAGTCATAGGTTCAAACAAAACGTCCCAAATAATTGTTCCGAATTCAGGGTTTTCTAACTTCTCTCCTTGTCTAATATGAAAATGGTTTAGAAGATCTTGCTTGATAAGACCTATATCGTACAAAGTATAACTTGTGTTGTCAGGATTTACAGTACTGAGACCTCTGTAAGCACTTTGCTTAACAGGTACCTTAGGAGTTTGCTTATCCGGAACTTTAACTGTTAATACTGTATTTTTTTCTAAACTGCTCATATCAATATTTATCCGTCATTAAGTACCCGACTTTTTAAATGTATCAACCCTGTCTAAACCAACGTCTGGCTTAGCAGGGCCTTCACCTGTGCTGGAAACACTACCTACTAAATCGTCTGTGTTAGTTCTGTCAGTTTGTATCGCTGTGTATATCATTGGGTCTACGTTTTCGTGGTTATGCCACGGCTCCGCCTGCGGTAAACGCTTGTGTAGCGACGCTTCGTCGGTCGCGGTAGCGCCGGGTACGCTAGTTTGCGAAGGACCAGGCACAACGTGCTTGGCTAACGGAGTTAGCGGTAAAACAGAAGATGCCTCTGGGCCGTTCATATGAATGTTTGGTGCTGTTTCAATAATGTTTCCGTTGGCTTTGGTTTCATTCGTTCCAATGCTAGTTTCCCAAATATGTCCACCTGCGAATGTTTCATGATCTTTCAGTGTAGTCCACTTTGAATTTCCCTTAACAAACTGTTGGAAGTTTGCTGGTGTTTCAATTTGTATATCACTTTCACTTAGTATATTTGTATTACGTCCAGCATGAAGGTTAATGTCTCTGTCGGCAGTAATATTAAGATCTACTGCGGTGTGCATACTAATACTATCCTGTGCAAAAATATCAATTTTACCATTGGCACTTAGTTCAATCCAAGCATTACCACTACCATGGTTAATGTAGATTAAATCTTCTGTGTTATGCATTAGGATTTGATGACCTGTTCTAGTACGCAGTCTCAACAACTCATTGTGCGGTAGTGTTACATCACCGCCTTTCTCACCCGCTTCAACATTAACATATTCCTTTGGTGTAGTTGCCGCCGGACCTTTACGTAAAAGTTTATCATCACCGTCATCCATCACAAAGTGATGTCCGCTTAGTCTACTAAAAGGAACTTTTGCACTAGCATCTTTTGTTCCGTAGGACACTGTAGGACTGCCAGGACGTTTGTCATAAGGTCCCGGAGTGTTAATACCAAATACCATACTAGGTAATTCACGCCTTGCACTTGATGTTGTAAGTCCTCTAGTAGAATCTGCCGAAAGTCCTGATTTTACTAGAACATTAAAATGATCTACATCAAAGGGTTTAGGAAACTTTGTAGGATCCACACCTTGGTTTGATGCTAGTTTCTTATTGATTTCTCCTGCAGGTAATTTTCCTGCTAGTTGAAGAGTCGCAGTCGCAAACAAACTTGTGTCAATTTGACTAATTTTTTCTTTGGTAACATAGGAAGTTGCCGCTTTATCTGGAACAGCAAAGTTAGTGTAATTGTCAGGTAAACAAGCAAACCAGTAACCGGAATTAGGTTGGCCTTCAACAAATGTAACCAAAACTCTTGTGCCAACATCTGGTGGAATAAACCACATACCATATGCTTGTTGTCCATATTTAAATTCTACGTTGTTTGTTACACCACTATAGGGAGTTTGTCCGTAAAAAGGACTAGCATATTTTACTTGGAAAGTTTGTCCGTCTGCTCTTGTATCATTATTACTGCCTGTTGCTTTTAATATTTCAACTTCAAGCGTACCCATGTAATTTTTATCAAGGTGACTAATGACGCGACCGATGTACGGACCTGCATTAAGTCCGGTTTGATTTATACCGCCTGATCGTTTTTCATTTGCCATTAGAACGGATCTCCTTGATCTGCTTTAATTTCTGTCGACTTCTTATCACTTTGATCAGATTCCAATTTAGGATGCTGATTACTGCGTCTTACAAGACTTAGTGTTTGTTTAAACTGTCCGTCTTGGAAATTGTTTAATACATTAATTACCTGATATAGTCCACTGAACTGGTTAACTGCGACTTGATCGCTTGGAAATCCCATAATGCCATTATCTCTAATATCAATAGGTGTTCTAAAGTTTAATTCAATATCAACTTCACCTTGTTGATAATCAACGTTACCATTTGCATCAACGTTAATTAACAGTGAGTTTTCTGAGTTGTAGTTACCCATACCACTGTCTGCAATATAATAGGGGTCGCCCCATATGGTCATGTCAACTGTTAGCAAGTCAACATCTGAGTTAACAATCGCTTCGTTAAAACTTCTTGCTATTTCAATTTTAAAATCATCTGGGTTAACAGCACCTGCTGTCATAGATGTTGTTATCTGATTGTCAACTGCTCTAATACCTGGATTACTCATTACAGTTGTAGCATCGCCTTCGTCAGTTTCAATTGCATCATTTTTTTCTTCAGCAGATTTAAGTGCGTCCTGTCCGCTAGTTTTAGGAAGGTTACCAGGAGAAATGCTTTTAAAGAATGTTGTATCTAGATTAATTTGTAGATCTATAATATCATCGTTTGCGCCACTATAAATGTAGTCATAACTCTTACATACTTGTTTACGTAGTGCTTCAATACCGTAACTGTTTTTACTAGGCTGTACAAAACGTGCTTCGTGTACTTTGTAAGGTAAAACTCTATAAACATAAATTCTAGGCTTTCGACCATACTGTGCTTCTGTGTCGTTATCAGAAATTTGAAACACCTGAGTGTCAATCTTAAACCAATCTTTCATACCGTTCTCATCTGGTGTAGCATCAACAAGTTGTTTACCCCAATCACTGATAAGAACAAGTTCTTGAATAACATCTTGTATTTTTGCACCTTTAAGAAATTTAAGTTGACCTATACTTGGATCTATCTGTAATTGTGATCCGCCACGTTTCCAAACTTTGTCATTCTTATCCCAAGCAAATCCTGCAAGACCAAATGGTTGGTTAGTAACACCAACTGCGTTAGGATCAAATACGTTTTGCGTTCCTATTGAATTAGAATTTTTCTCGCCAGTTTGTTTTTCTAAAATATCTTGACCTAGTGTAGTTTTAGTAACAGATGTCATCAAACGCTGTTCAAGATATACAGATGCTTCTGTTGAAAGTTCACCTTTTTGAATTGCATTCCATAACTTTTGTTTTTCCTCAACACTGTAATTAAATCCACCACTGTTTGTGCTTGACTGAATTGTTCCGTCTTGGTTTGACTGTGTAGTTGCTCCTTGCCCGTCACCTGAAGACTTTGTTAGTTTTCCTTTTGATGCACGTTGAATTGGAAATACAACAAAGTATTGATCTGCTGTAAGTACTTTGTTTTCTAATGCTCTTTTAGCGTGATATTTGTTGACCTCAGTCATTAAACTTAATGGTCCACTTTGTAATAGTTGTTCTAGTGTTCTACCTGATATTGAAACATCAACTGGAAGTCTTTGTACAATATCTGTAAGTGCCGCTTCGTTAAAAGGATATCCTGATACTTGATAAGAACTGCCACCTTCTGTAACTTGTAGATCACTGCCTGATAGTTTAAAAGGTAATAATTTTTTAGCACTAGGAACAACATATCTATTACCATCGTCGTCCCAACCTACAAAATCAATCTTTAATAGGAATGGTGATTCAAGATAGTTTTTATGTCCTGCTTGTAATGCTCCAATTTGCAATGCCTGTAAGAATAATCCCATACTGTATGGTTCTAATACTTCAAGCGTAAATCCTGTTGCGTTTGTTCCTGATTTTTTTCTGTTAGGTGCAATTACAGATTCAATTGCCAAATTGTTAATAAAGAATTCTACTTTCTTACCATTAATTTCATATGCTGTTGTAACTTTTCGATCACCTAACCCACCACCGCTTCGCATAATAGCAACTTGTGGATCACGCTTTCTATACGTTTCATCAGGATTATTAATTTCTTCATCTGTAAGAGCAAACATTGATATTCTATAATTGTAACTTGCATAGCCTTTAAGTTTGTTAGGCATAGGCAAATCAATCTGTCGTCCGTCTGCTGTGTAAGCAACTCTACGTGCCGCTACACGAACATACTCTGTAGGTTTAGTTTTTTTAGTGGTTGCAGTTTTTGTTTTTTCTTCTGTGTCAACTGCAAGTGAATCTGCTTTTACTTTGGCTTGTTTTTCTTCACGTGCCTTTTGTGCTAGATAAAGATTGGCTTCTGTTTCATATGACAACGTGCCTCTGTCACTGTATGACTGTGCTTGTCTGTAGTCTTCGTCATAGACATCAAGGCCATCTCTTTTATTGAACTCTACTTTACCTTCTGGAGTTTGCCAAGGGTATAGTTTCTTATCAGCCATACTAGGCTCCTAATATTTTTCTTAGTTGGCTACCCTTAGGAACAAAAATTTCCAGCCCTGATCTAAAATCATAAACAGGATCTTTTAGAACATCCATATTTCGTTGTGCATACACCCACCATAACTTTGGAGTGCCATACATATCATAGGCTAACAAATCTGGACGTTGATGATACTGTGATTGGATTACGTATTTTATATCGTCACTCTCTTCAGGAACGGGTCTAATTGACAATATGTCAAGAAACTCACCGTTAAAAATTCTTGTATCTGCCCATGGTGATTCTTGCATTAGATATATCCTTTTCCAGTTCCTATGTAATCGCCTCTAGCAAATGCACCTAAACTAAATTTCTCTACTTTGTCTCTTGAGTAGATTGGCTGTAGTGTTACTGTTACTGTGCTGTCAACAGGAACATATGCTAGTTCTTGACCAAATCCTTCTGTTAGTGCTTGGCGTTCAAAGTCCTCTTGTTGCTTTCTATCATTTCCCGCTAATCCCATCAACGCCATATTAACAGCAACATAGTCAACGTCTGTTGGCATATCAAGAGTAAAGTTTGTAATAATTACAGGAACATCTTTGAAAACATAATCGCCATAACCATTCAACTTAACAATTGGTGGAGGTGCACCTTGATCAGCGCCGGCTCCATAAAACATCTTAGTTATTGATCTTAGATAGTGTAGCATTCCAATCCAATACTCGCCTTCTAGAGCATTTTGAACAATAAACTGTCCGGTAAGTGTCATAGCATCCACACTTGAGTTCTGGTACGTAAAGAACGGATAATTACTATGTACAGGTGTTAATGCGTTATAAGATGCTTGATGACTCATAATAATAGTCGGTGTGTATGGAAAAGCCAATCCGCCTGTTTCAATAAGTCTAGTCATCATCTTGCTTTTTGTAAAAGCGTCAATAGGAGGTAAACTTAATTTGACTCTCCAATCTTTTCCTTCTGGGTCTGCTGACCAACGTGCAGACGCTAATTCAACTTCTTCTGGTTCGCCGTCTGTAGGAATAGTTCGAGCACGAATTGCTTTCATAAAGCCTTTAGCGTTATCTTTAAAAGACTCGCCAATATCTGCCACAAGTTTTTTACCATCATTAATGATGGAGCCAGCACCTGAAATAGGTTTTTTAAAAATGTCGAATGTATCTGCCATAATTTTTGGTAATCCTCGTTACAAGTATTTATTGACAAAATTATCAGAGTACATTATAATAAGACATATTATCGGAGTTTCTAAGTGAAAAAAGTAAATTATTTGAACAACAAAGACATACTTGCTGAAATACACAAGTCAAAGTCTAGTTTTTGCAGTTTTGTTGATGATTCTTACAATCAATACGACATTATACTACCTAGTATAGAAAAAATTAACGTAAGAACCATTGCTGAAGCAAAGCGTAATAAAGCAAAACGCTTATCGCAAGAAGCCTATGCTACACGCAAGGAAGCAGGGGAAAAGGTAAAACAAGCAGACTGCGAGATACCTTACACTAAAATTACCAAAGAAGAATTAATTTTTAGGATTATGACATTTGATCATATTCCAGATGAAAAAGGCCGCAAAAAGAATCCAAAGAGTGTTGCTGATCGTAAAGTAAAATTAAATTTTCCGCCATTCCAACACTACAAGTTTGACGAAAATGACGAACTTGTTTGCGTAGGAAAGAGTCACTGGAAGGGTGGCATGGAAAACGGATATTTTGATGGAAAAACCGGAACAGCAACAGAAAAATTAGCACGTATGTGGATGAAACTGTGCGATCGTTATGCAACTAGAGGTAACGTTCGTGGTTACACCTACAATGACGAAATGCGTGGACAGGCAATTCTACAACTTGCACAAATCGGGTTACAGTTTGATGAAAGTAAATCGCAGAATCCTTTTGCGTACTATACCGCGGCTGTTACCAATTCTTTTGTAAGAGTTATTAATATTGAAAAACGTAATCAAAACATACGTGATGATATCTTAGAAATGAATGATATGACTCCAAGTTATACAAGGCAAATGGAAGGCGAATGGGAAAGGCAAATAGAAGACCAAAGAAAGAAAATGGCTGAAGAAGGTAATGGTGCAAAAATCGTTTACCGTAGTGAGGATCCGCCGGAATCTGTTGATGAAGATGACGATGATTCTAACACAAACGATGATTGACATTTACACTTTTTTAGTGTACTATAAAACTAGAGGTATAAAAATTGTTTAAAAAAGCCGCCGTATTTACTGATATCCATTTTGGCTTAAAATCTAACTCTAAAGTTCACAACGAAGATTGTGAAGAGTTTGTTGATTGGTATATTGAACAAGCCAAAGCAAATGGTTGCGAAACAGGCATCTTTATGGGTGACTGGCATCACAATCGAAATTCACTTAACATTATTACAATGGATCATTCAATCCGTTCGTTAGAAAAACTAGGAAAGGCATTTGAACAATTCTTTTATTTTCCAGGTAACCACGATTTGTACTACAAAGACAAACGTGATATCCATTCTGTAGAGTTTGCTAATCATATAGAAGGTATAACAGTTATCAATAAAATGACTACACTAGGCGACACAACACTTGTTCCTTGGTTAGTAGGCGAAGAATGGAAACAAATTCCTAAAATTAAAAGCAAATATATGTTTGGTCACTTTGAACTTCCGCACTTTTATATGAATGCAATGGTGCAAATGCCGGACACAGGCGAACTACAAGCAGATCATTTTAAACATCAGGAATATGTGTTTAGTGGACACTTTCACAAAAGACAAACACTAGGCAACATTACATATATTGGTAATGCTTTCCCACATAACTATGCCGATGCTTGGGATGACAAACGAGGTATGATGATTCTAGAACACGGCGGTGAACCACAATATCTTGATTGGGATAATTGCCCCAAGTATCGCACAGTTAAACTAAGCGAACTTATTGATAAAAAAGATACACTTATTAAAAAGAAAATGTATCTTAGAGTAACACTTGACATTCCAATTTCATACGAAGAAGCAAGTTTTATCAAAGAAGAATTTATGAGGAATTATGACTGTAGAGAAATTACACTAATTCCAAGTACGCAAGATGATGAGATTAATACTGATATTGATATTACAAAATTTGAAAGTATTGATCAAATTGTAGCACAAGAAATTAATGCTATCGAAAGCGATAGTTACAACAAACAAACATTATTAAACATTTACGACGAGTTATCATATGATTCTAATTAAAGATCTAACAGTTAAGAACTTTATGAGCGTGGGTAATCAAACCCAAGCAGTAGATTTTAGTAATCGACAATTAACATTGGTACTAGGTGAAAACTTAGACCAAGGAGGCGATGATAGTGGCTCCCGAAACGGAACTGGTAAGACCACTATCATTAATGCCCTTTCTTATGCACTGTACGGACAAGCATTAACAAACATTAAACGCAACAACCTTATTAACAAAACAAACGGCAAGGGTATGTTAGTTACTCTTGAGTTTGAAAAAAATGGTACAAAATATAGAATTGAACGTGGACGTAGTCCAAATGTACTAAAGTTTTTTGTTGATGATGCTGAACAAGAAGTAACAGACGAGTCACAGGGTGATTCAAGAGAAACACAAAAAGAAATTGATCATTTGTTACAAATGAGTCACGATATGTTTAAGCATTTAGTTGCATTAAACACTTATACAGAACCATTTTTAAGTTTAAAACCAAACGATCAACGTGCTATTATCGAGCAGTTACTTGGTATTACTATACTTTCTGAAAAAGCAGAACAGTTAAAAGTTAAGCAAAAAGAAGTTCGCGACGGTATTACTGAAGAAACTGCTCGAATTAATGCTGTTCAATCAAGTAACGAGCGTATTAAAGAAACTATTGAAAGTTTAAAAGTAAAATCAAGTGCTTGGCGTCAACAAAATGCAAAAGATTGCGAACGTTTGCAAAACGGAATTGACGAACTAGAACATTTAGATATTGATCAAGAACTTGAAGCACACGAGTTACTTTCTAAATGGGCAGAAAACGACAAGCATAAACGCAACTTGGAAAAAGAACGTGCTACACTAGAAAGTGCATTAAGTCAAACTGACAAACAAGTTGCAAAATATACAAAAGATTTAGAAAATCTTGTTGATGCAAAGTGCCATAGTTGTGGTCAAGACTTACACGAAGAAAAGAAACTAGAAATTGAACTTAAACTTCAAGAAGAGTATGGCGAAACAATGACATACTTAATGGAGATTAATGAAAAGTTTGAAAAAGTGCAAACTAAACTTGAAGAACTAGGAGATCTAACTTCTAAACCTCTTACATTTTATGAAACTGCTAAAGAAGCATACGATCATAGAAGCAATGTTGAAAATTTAAAACAAGCACTAAAATCAAAAGAAACAGAAAGCGACCCTTATGTTGACCAAATAACAGAATTAGAAAACACTGCTATTCAAGAAGTACATTGGGAAACTGTTAACGAATTAAATTCTTTACTAGAACATCAAAATTTCTTGTATAAGTTACTTACAAACAAAGATAGTTTTATTCGTAAGAAAATTATTGAACAAAATCTTGCATATCTAAACAATAGACTTACATATTATTTAGATCGTATAGGATTACCACATCAAGTTGTATTCCAAAACGACTTGAATGTAGAAATTACACAATTAGGACAAGACTTAGACTTTGATAATTTGTCAAGAGGTGAACGTAACAGATTAATTTTAGGTTTAAGTTTTGCGTTCCGTGATGTTTGGGAAAGTTTATATCAAAATATCAACTTAATGTTTATTGACGAACTTATTGATAGCGGTATGGACACAGCAGGTGTTGAAAGTAGTCTTGCTATTCTTAAGAAAATGGGTCGTGAACGTAAAAAGAACATTTACTTAATTTCACACAAAGACGAACTTGTAGGTCGTGTTAATAACGTATTAAAAGTTGTAAAAGAAAACGGCTTTACAAGTTATGCAAACGATATTGATATTATAGAATGAGCATAAACGACGACACACACGACAAATTAACAAAGGCTTACATAGAATACTTTAAAAATAACGAAAAGTATGAACGCTTCAGAGGCCATGAAACCATGCAGGCTACTCGAAAACAACTCCGCTTGATTAGAACGTTGGCTAAATTACGTATGGATGAAATTATCAACGACTATCAAGAACGCAAAAACCAAAAACAAGAGGCTAAAGATACAGACTAGGTAAGTACCAGTATGAACTGGACTTATCAAGGACAAGAGATAAACACAATACCTGAAGAATATGAAGGCTTTGTTTATCTAATCACAAATACAACCACTGGGCAAAAGTATATAGGCAAGAAATTAGCCAAATTTAAAACCACTAAGCCACCCCTTAAAGGCAAAAAGAACAAACGCAGAGGCACTAAAGAAAGCGACTGGCAGGACTATTGGGGTTCTTCTGATCGTTTACAAGCAGATGTCGAAGCACTAGGTCCAAAAAACTTCACAAGAGAAATACTTTATCTGTGTAAAAGCAGAGCAGAAATGAGTTACATTGAGGCTAGAGAGCAATTTGACCGCCGTGTATTAGAACGAGATGACTATTATAACGGAATTATTAATTGTAGAGTAGGCGGTTCAGACAAATTACGCAAGGCTTTATTGGAACAAGATATTAAGGCAAAGACATAGTAACGCTGTTTGGTCGAGGATGCTCGACTCACCTTGAGGATATGTGAGAGACCATATTCAGATACT